TATGCACAACGCGATGGACGTATGCGTGATGTGCTATCAGTTCGTCAGGGCGATATATCTAAAGTTTATCCGTCGATGTTTTCTGAGGAATATCCAAAGCCTCTCATCGCCAACCTTATTGACGTTTCTGCTCGTGATCTAGCAGAGGCAATGGCACCTCTACCAACATTTAGTTGCTCCGCTTCTAATATGGTTTCAGATGCCGCCCGTAAAGCAGCAGACACCCGTGCTCGTATTGCAAATTATTATGTAGGCCGTTCCGAACTTAGCGTTCAAATGTATACCGGTGCTGATTGGTATAACACATACGGAATGATGATTGGTATGATTGATCTTGACTATGAAGGCAATGAGCCAACAATTAAACTTGTTAACCCATTTGGTGCATACCCAGAAATTGACCGCTTTGGTCGTTGCTTATCTCTAACACAAGTTGTTGGTATGGATGCACAGTCATTAGCATCAATGTACCCAGAGTATGCAGATCAGATTTTAAATAGAAATACATTTACACCAGGCTCTCCATATCTTTCTTTAGTTCGCTATCACGATAAAGATCAAGATGTAATCTACTTACCAGAGCGTAAAGATTTAGTTCTAGCCCGTACACCTAATCCAATTGGAAAATGTATGGCTCGCGTTGCGATGCGCCCATCTATTGATGGTGAGGCTCGTGGACAATTTGATGATGTACTAGCAGTTCAGTTAGCCCGTGCTCGCTTTGCAGTATTACAAATCCAAGCTGCTGAGAAATCTATTCAAGCACCTATTGCTATTCCACAAGATGTACAAGAACTTGCTTTGGGACCTGACGCAATTATGCGTTCATCTAATCCTCAAGCAATTCGCCGTGTTCCATTAGAACTACCTGCTGGTGTATTCCAAGAGTCAGGTGTATTAGAGCGTGAACTTCGTATGGGTGCTCGTTACCCAGAGTCTCGTTCTGGTCAACTAGACGCATCCGTTGTAACAGGTCGCGGAGTTCAAGCATTACAAGCAGGATTTGATACACAAATTAAAGCAGCACAAGCACAGTTTGCTAGAGTATTTGCTGAGTTAGTAAGTATGTGCTTTGAGGCAGATGAGAAACTATTTGGTAACAAAGTAAAAGAGATTCGCGGAATTGATGACGGTACTCCGTACACAATGAAATATGTTCCATCCCGTGCTATCAATGGTGATTACACTGTAGATGTTCGCTACGGAATTATGTCAGGACTAGATCCTAACCGTGCAGTTATTGCATTACTACAAATGCGTTCTGACAAACTTGTATCTCGTGACTATGTACGCCGTGAGATTCCTGTTGAGATTAACGTTACTCAAGAGGAACAAAAAGTTGATATTGAAGAAATGCGTGATGCACTAAGAGTTGCTGTATCTCAATATGCTCAAGCAATTCCAGCATTAGCAGCACAAGGACAAGATCCTTCACAGATCATTAACCGTATTGCCGAAGTAATTCAAGGACGGCAAAAAGGTATGCAGATTGAAACCATTGTGGAAAAGGCCTTTGCGCCTGAGCCACAACCGCAGGCTCCTCAAGGGATGCCTCAGATGCCAGCAGCAGGTATGGCCCCCGTCCCTGCCTCGCAGCCTACTCCAGTTCAAACTGGCGGTGCGGCCCCTGCTCCTGGCCAACAACCACAAGGTAGACCTGACATTGCATCATTGCTCGCCTCAATCGGCGGCGCGGCATAAAGTAAAGGGGGTGAACAATGAACAAAGGATCAAGAGCATCAGCTCCTATGTCAAAGCCAGTTGAGGGCAAGAAGGATACTTCTAAGCCAGCAGGCGGAAAGACATATTTCGGCTACACAGCAGCAGCACGTAAGGGAAACAAAGTAAAAAAGGGCTAATCAATTATTAGATAGGTGGTCGGGCGTGGACGATAACAAAGATTTCGTACCGCGTCCGATTCATCTCGCAGATGTATTAGTTGTAATTGCAGGATTTTTTAATAACATTGCACAAAGTTTTGTAGTGCTAACAGAAGAATTTTTAGAGTTAACAGTTTATAATGCAAATAGAGAAAGTAAAGTCAAGAAAGTTTGGGAAGACTTTGCTAACGATTTAGAGAAGATACAGGAGGACCAAGATGGCGCTTGAAGACGCAGTTAATCCAATTAAAGGAGCATCAGGTCCAGGTAAGTATGCAAAGAGAATTGATCGTATGCCAGCTAATGCTTATGGTGAACAAAAGCAAACAGCAGAAATAGCATCAGGTGCGCCATTGGCTAGAACTCCAGATGTTCGCCCAGCACCAGCATCAGAAGTAAAACAAGCAGCAACTATGGGTGAAATAACCCCACTATTTGCACCAAGTTCTCGTCCAACTGAACCTGTTACCGCAGGTATAGATATGGGAGCAGGTGCAGGATCAGATGCTCTTATGATGAAATCACTATACTCAAACAACAAAGTTTCAGATGCTCTTGCTGCAATGCTTCCTTACGACACCACTGGTGAGATTGGTATTTTGTATCAACAAGCTCTTGCACGGGGTATGTAGTGGCTAATCCAAATCTTGACGCTGCCGCTTTACAAGCGGGTATTACTGGTAAACAAAAAGAACAAGTTGAAGGTTTATCTAAATTATTAGATTCCCATCGTAAACTTATTTCACTACCAGAAAACCAAGCAAAGGCTTCTTTTGAGGAATTGCCTCAAGAACAACAAAAAGCACATACTTCATTTTTTAGCGGAGATAACCCTGCTGGTTGGTTAGGCGGAGCAGCCCATTATTTAGGCATTGGCGTTAAACAAACTATTGGTCGTGCCTTTAGTGCATTAAATGAAATATCAGATTTCTCAACCCGTATTGCTCGTACCGGTTTAATTGCTGCAGATCAAGGCGTTGACTTAAGCACTGCTTTTAAAATAGCAAACGATAAGGGCGATAAAGTATTTAGCCCAGATCGTATTACCGCCGCTACAGATATATACGGTGAAGATATGATGTCAGTAGCAATGAAAGTTGCTAGTGGTATTACTTTAAGTGAAATTCAAGCAACAGGCTCAGATGCTGAGAAATTAATTGCATCTACTGCTGCTCAGAAAAAAGATCAAGATCATTTATTTACCAGCGCATTAGACGCAGCACAAAGAGCTAAATACTCTCCAGGTAGAGCAGTAGCAAATCTTATACTTCCAGAGTTCTTGGAAAAAACTGGTTTATACAAAGGTATCTCTGGTGTAGTTGATGCTGGATATCGAGTTTTTGCTGATCCAACACTTGCTTTAGGTAAGGCTAAAAAAGCCTACGATGCTGGTGATTTTTTGCTTTATAACATATTAGGTAAAGAAAAGTTTTCTTACGGTAGAAACTTAATGGCTGTTGCTGGTAATGCAGCACAAGTAGACCGAGTATTTTCTAATGCTGGAACTAGAAACCTTTTTGATCAATATGGCGCTGCTTTAGAAAAATTAGGAAATGCCCGTAAAGCAAAAGACAATATTGCCGGTGCTGAGGCTTATCAAGAAGCTAGACGTTTAATTCCAGAGTTTGGTCCTGCTGGAGTTGATCAACTTATTGTTGCTGGCGTTAAAGATGCTGATACCGCAGCAAATTTCTTAAAAAATCACGCTGACGTAAAAGATATTCTTAGCGGTCAAGCTGCTCGTAAAACACCTTTAGTTCCAACAATGACCCCTGCTCGTTTTGCAAGAGTTCAATTGTTTACTACAGCTAATAAAGTATTTAATATAGATAATGCTGGTCAATCTATTGTTAAAGCTATTTATGGTGATGCAGGTCAAGCACAAGATGTAGTTGGCGCCCTTACTAATAAAGTTGGTGAGATTGCTCAAAAAGAATCAACAGTTGGTCGTACATTTGGTAAAGTAAGAGACGGATCTATTCGTTTTGGCGCTAATCAAATTAGTGGTCGTATTGATAGATTTGCTCGTAAATTTACAACTATTCCTTATTTTAAAAATGGTTTTTTTGATGTGACGGAAGCAAACGCTTCTGAAAAAATTTACCAACTTGCCGCATTAACAAATACTCGTTATCACTCTAGGGTTATTCAAGAAGCATTTGCCGCTGGTGATGAAGGTCAAAAGAAACAAATATTTACCGGCCTTTGGAACACTATTGCTGAGACCCGTCAAGTTACTAGAACCGCTGAAGGTAAAAACTGGGTAGATAATTTTACAGGCACAGCATTAGACTATAGCTACGGTGCTAGTATGGTAGTTGATAAAGTAGGTCCTGATGGAAAACCTTTATTAGATGAATTGGGTAACATAGTAAGAGAAGTAGTTAACCCTGCCAACTTTGATGGACAACAATTAGCCCTTCACGGATATCAATTATCTACTGCAATAGCAGTTCCATCTATATTAGATCTTGATCGTTTATCTGCTCGCTCTGGTTTAATTAACCGGATGCTTGGTATCTCCCATAAAAAATGGGCAGATGATATGACCTCTGCTTGGACACTGGGTACCCTTGCTGGTCCTAAATTCCCTGTGCGTAACGCAGCAGAAGACTTAATGATGCACATTGCTATTGGAGATAAAACTTGGGGCATTACAAAAGGCCGTTTTATTTCAACCAAACTGCGTCAAGTTAAAGAAGCAGAAGCTGGTCTTACTACAGAACAAAGAAAACTTGGTCAAGAGATTGCAGACCTTACTGCTCAAACTGATGAACTTGCCAAAGATCCACTTAAGGCCGCTCAAGTTAAAGCCAATAGAGATCTTATTAAATCAAAAACTGAAACTCTTAGCGGTCTTGAAGGTAAGAAAATTAAATTTTATGAATCTAATCTTGGATTTGTTAACCGCTTAGTTAGCCGTAATCAAGTAAAAGGATTCCAAACCCGCCTTGCTGCTGCTGGAGATGATGTAAAGAAAATCCAACAAATTACTGCAGAAGCAGTTATGACTGGTAAATTATCTTCTCGTGCTTTGTCTAAAAGAGATAAACAATTTTTAGAAGAATTTGCTGCACACGGCAGAACTCAAGAGATGCTTGATGAAATTATAGAAGGCGGAAAAAATACTCTTAGCGGAGGCAGTTATTCTATCCAAGCTAGCAACGATGCTAAGAAATATGGAACCCTTCGCGCCCTTGAGTATGATGGCAAAAAATTTAAACAATCAGGTAGTACATATACCGATATAGACCCTGTTGCTAATGATCAATCACGTCTATCTTGGCTTGTTAAACTTGCTATTCATACCAACGATGAAGTTGATAGCATCCTTATTAAGAACCTTGATAATAAGAAACAAGCAATTGAAGATCTTGTAAAATATTTAGATGATAACCCTGCATTAAAGGGTCGTTTTCAATCTATATCCTCAGGTATTGCAACTACATACCAACACGCTGAACGTGCCTATATGGATGTACTTAACACTTTTAGTAAAGCAGATGGAACTTTAAACAAAGATCTTTGGAGCAAGGTTCGCAAGGTAAAACCTAATGGCGAAATTGTTTTATCAAGTAAGAACCTATCAGTAGATGATCTTCCTTTAAAATCTCAAAAAGATATGCACCCAAGATGGATCTCTGGTCCAACTCTAGTACCAGTATCTGAAGGTCAGAGTATGACTGCTTCTATATCCGAAAGACTTTGGGATTATATGGGTGAGGCTAATGCTCGTTTCTCCCGCGAAGGTATTGTATTAGACGCAATGCTTGATGTTCGTGGTCAAATGGACGAAACTGGCTTTGCTGAAAGAATACTTAAACAATTTACCGAAGGTAAAACCGGTGATGATTTAATAAAGGCTGAAACAAGAGCAAGAGAACACATAACTTCTTTAGCTGAGGATATGGCTAAGAATAGAGTTCTTGCTTATGTAGATAATCCTGCAGTTCGTAGCCAATTAGCTATGTCTGCTCGTAACTTTGCACGGTTCTATCGAGCAACTGAAGACTTCTATCGTCGTCTTAGCCGTGTAGTTCGTTATAATCCAGAGGCTATTGTTAGAGCAAGCCTAACTTATGAAGGAATTGCTCACTCTGGGTTCGTACAAACTGATGAAAACGGAGATCAATACTTTTTCTACCCTGGTTTAACACCTGTTTACAAGGTAATGAACAAGGTTGGTAAGTTATTTGGTGTAAAAGATGCGTTCCAAATACCAATGCCAGTTGAATTTGGTGCAAAACTTAAAATGATTACACCATCTTTAAACCCAGATTCATTATTTCCTACATTTGCTGGTCCTTTAGCGGCAGTTCCAATGAAGATGGTTGGAAATGTAATCCCACAGATTAAAGACTTAGAACAATACCTGCTTGGTTCATACGCTGAAGATCAACCAATGGTATCTGCTATATTGCCAGCACACGTTAATCGTATCTACCAAGCATTAAGCGGAGATGAGCGTAATTCTCAATATGCTTCTGCTTATCGCAAGGCAGCAACCTATCTTGAGGCTTCAGGTCACGGCATAAAACCAAGTTTTGATCCAGTAACCGGAGAAGAACTACCACCATCTCCTGGAGAATTAGCCGTTTACCAAGATAAATTACAAGCATCTACTTTTACTGTATTAAGTATGAGAGCATTTCTTGGCTTCATAGTACCTGCTTCACCATCTGTAACCTTAAAATCCGATATGGCTAAATGGGTAAGAGATAATGGAGAAATAAGTTACAAGTCAACATTTAATGCCCTTCGTAATAAATACAACGATCCAAATAAAGCAATTGAAGAGTGGATCAAGTATTATCCAGATCAAATGCCTTACACAATATCTGAGTCTGATTCAAATGTAGTAGCAAATGTTAGAGCAGTAGATGGTGCTGTAGCTTGGGTTGACTCTAATCAAAAGTTACTGGCTAAGTACCCAGAAGCTGCATCTTTCTTAATGCCACAAGCTGGTGAATTTAACTTTGATGCTTATAAGTTATTATCTAAATCAGGTCTAAGATCAAATAAAACAGTTACTGATTTTGTAAGAGAAGTTAGTACCGCTAAAGATCGTCAAATCTATTATGCTAAACGTAATGAGTTTGAGGAACAAATGTCGTACACAACCGATACTAATCTAAAACGTCAACTTCGAGAAGAATGGCAAACTTGGGCTGATGAGTTTAAAGGCGCAAGACCATTACTACAAGAACAATTAGGTAAGTCTGCTGAAAATGCTATCCAAAGAACTAGAGCACTTGATGACTTACGTAATATGTTAAATGATCCTGAAGTTAAAACTCAACCTAAGCTGCGTTCTATTCTTAATGAAATGGTTTTGGCTTATGATGATTATGTTAACCAAAGAGATTTTACCACAACTGTATCTTTTGGTAATAAACAAGACTACAAAGATCAATTAAAGTTAAACGCTAAGGCAACATTAGAGTCATTAGCAGAGTCCGATCCAAACGCATTAGCGGCATACAGGTCACTGTTTGATCCGCTATTTAACTAATTGTTAGGAAATTAAATTGGCTTATCCAAAACTCACAGGCAAAGCAAAGCTAAAGAATGATTTAGCACAGCTTAAAGTTCAAGTTACCCAGGCTCAAGACATTTTAAATTCCACTCGCAATGGCAAACCTTTATATGAAGTAGATAAAGCCGCTTATGATGCTGCAGACAAAAAATTTAAGGATGCAGTTCTTGCTCGTGATACAGCGCAAGCCGCTTTAGATAATTACAAAGAACCTGAAAAGCCAAAGTCTGCAAAACAAATAGAGGCAGATCGTCAAAAAGCAATTCTTGAAGGTAAAGTTCCACCAGCCGGTGGCATTATTAGTGGTGATGGCAATACCAATCAAACTAAACAGGTAGATGATTTTGCCGGTTTAATTAAAACAGCGCCTAATGCTCTAAGAAAAATGACCGATGACGAGCGTTTAGTATTAGCAACTCAATTAGCGGATGCTGGCTACGAAGTACCTAAGATAAAAGCATATAACGATGCGTTACTTGGTGCATACACTTCACTTATTAACGGAGCAAAGGCTAAAAACAAACAGTTTCCAGATGATATTAAAACTGTTGATGATTTTTTAACAGAACAAACAAATATAGCCGCTCAAATTAAAGCTGCTGGTGGCGGAAATGAACTTCCAAAACCTTTTGGTGAGCAAGCAATATACAACAAAAGCACCGCAGAAGGTGTTATAGATAACCTGTTTCAATCTTTCCTAAAGCGAGATGCTTCTCAATCAGAAATAGATTCTTTATACAAAGAGTTACAATCTGAGCAAAAGAAACTATCAAGTATCTCTAAAGGTACTTATAAGATGGTTAATGGAAGAAGAGTCCTTGTTCAAGAAACTGGTTTAGATCCTAAAGTATTTTTAGAAAATAAAATCAAATCACTTCCTGCTTATAAAGAAAGCCAAGCGGCTAAGGCAGAACAAAATAAACTATCACTTACTACTACTGCTTTGGCTAACGGATATGATCTTGAAAGAGATTTTGGTACCCAATTACCTACCTGGTTAGATGCTATAAACAAAGGTGAAAGTATTTCTAAGTTTCAATCAACTATCCGTAACTCTGCTAGATTAGCATTACCAGAAGCTGTAAGAAACTCTATTGATCCTAATGAAGATTTGACCACATCATTTGCTACATATATCAGCAATTTTGCAAAGACATTTGGTGTGCCAGCTAATCAAGTTTCCCTAAGCAAAATCATACCTTTGGCTACAAACGAAAAAGGTTTTGTTCCAATCTATGATTTTGAAAAGAAGAAAAGACAACTTGCTGAATGGGATTATACTCAAGACGCAAGAACAGAAACTGCTAATGTAGTATCAACAGTCTTAAAAGACTTTGGATTTAAGGGGTAACGGATGGCAACAGGAGATAGAGTAAAAGATTACGGAGCATTTAGCGAACTTCCTGCTTTTACCGGCACACCATTTGGTCAAGCTGGTAGCGCCCCTGCACCAATTACACCTAATGAAAATCGTAATCTTGCCAAAGAAGCAGAAGCTAGAAGTGCTGGATATACTCAAGCTCAAATTGATGCTCGTGGTGGTATTAACTCTCAAGGATATTTTAACGATGTTCCAGCATCTCAACAACTAACTGCTGAAGAGTACAAATCTGTAACTAAACCAGATGGAACTATTGACAGTGATGCAATGCTTTCAATATTAAATAAAAAACAAAGTGATGCTGGTGGTGGTTTAAAAGGCAGTAACTCTGGTAGCGCTGCTACAGGAGGTGCTTCAAGTGAAGCTCAAAGAGCTGCGGGATCTGCATATGCTTTATTGTTGGCTGAGTTTAACAAATATGGATTAGGCGCTTTAGTATCTCCATTACAAGATTTAATTAAACAAGGTTTATCTGCAGGAGAGTTTTCATTAGCGTTGCAAAATACCGATGCTTATAAAAGACGATTTGCCGCCAATACTGATCGTATTGCTAAAGGACTTACCGCATTAAGCCCTGCTGAATATATTGGTTTAGAAGATCAATACCAAAACATTATGCGTAACTACGGATTACCAGCATCTTATTACACTAAAGGTGATCTAGGTATTCAAGAAGGATTTAATAAACTACTTGCTAATGATGTATCCGCTACTGAATTAGAAGATCGGGTAATGACTGCACAGTCTCGCGTTATTAATGCTAACCCAGAGGTTAAGCAAGCGCTTAGATCTTTCTATCCTGATATTACAGATGGTGATATCTTGGCCTATACTCTTGATCCAACTAAAGCATTAACTGATATTAAGCGCAAGGTAACTGCTGCTGAAATTGGCGGAGCAGCGTTAGGTGCAGGACTTAAGACAAGCCAATTAGCTGCTGAAGGATTAGCAGGATACGGTGTAACTAAAGGCCAAGCACAACAAGGTTATGGTGCTATTGCTGAGTTCCTACCTACCGGTGAAAAACTTTCACAGATCTATCAAGAGTCTCCTTATACTCAACAACAAGCAGAACAAGAAATATTTAATCTTGCAGATTCCGCTGCTGCTGCTAAAAAGCGCAAGCGTTTATCTCAATTAGAAACCGGTACGTTTAGCGGTTCATCTGGTATGTCAGGTGGAGCGTTGAGTAGAGACCGCGCATTAGGTGGCCAGAGCTTTGGAGCTGGTTCTTACTAAACAACTAGGCCTGCTAACGGGACGACTGGTCCGTTAGAGAGATAACAAACACCAGTAGTAGAAGCCATATAGAAATCCCCAAATCTATATGAGGTCTACGAAACTACAAACAGAATGGGAGATGGACAATGTCCAATTTCGACTACGAGGATGAAGATGACGATTTCACACAGGAATCTAATCAGAATAATGATCTCGTTAAACAGTTGCGTAAAGCAAACAAGCAAAAGGAAAAAGAGTTAGCTGAACTAAAAGCCCAGTTTGACGGACTTTCCAAAGCACAAAGAGAACGAGCTATTAAAGATGTCCTCGAAGCTCGTGGAGTGAATAAGAAAATTGCTTCTTTCATTCCTTCGGACATAGACCCAACTGAGGAGTCTTTGTCTAAGTGGTTAAACGAATACGGCGACGTATTTGGTGTAACTGCTGAACCAACCCAAGATATCGTAGACCCAGCTCAAGCGGCTGCGTATAAGAAAATGAATAGCGCTGTTGATTCCGGATTAACTCCTGATTCATCAGATGATATGCTAAAGAAGATTCTTAATACCAACAGCAAGGAAGAGTTGGACGAAGTTCTACGTCAATCTGGGTTATAACTTCTATCCGAAAGGCTAAACCCTAAATGGCAATTCCAGGCGGTACGCTAACAGGTACCTCGGCAATCAGCAATTTAGTCCAGACCGCGTATGATCAATACGTCCGTATGGCACTACGTTCCATTCCAGTAATGAGAGCGCTTGCAGATGTCAAACCTGTTCAACAGGCAATGCCAGGATCATCAGTTGTATTCTCAATCTATTCTGATTTAGCACAAGCTACTTCAACTTTGACAGAATCACTAGATGTTTCTTCTATTGCTCTAGGTAACCCAAACCAGGTTACAGTAACACTTCAAGAGTACGGCTCAGCCGTAACAACAACTAAGAAGTTAAACCTAACTTCATTTAACGATGTAGATGCAGCACTTGCTGATATCATCGCTTACAACGCTGCAGATTCTATTGACTCTGTTGTTGCTTCTGTTCTAACAGGCGGCACCAACGTAGTTTACGCAGGAACTGCAACATCAACAGCTAGCATCACTGCATCACAAAAGATCACTGTTCAAGACATCCGTGAGGCTGTAACTGAACTACGTACAGGCAAGGCTTTGCCTCGTATCGGTGAACTTTATGCAGGATACCTACACCCACGTCAGACTGCTGACCTTCGTGCTGAGACAGGAACTGGTGGATTCCAGGAACTAACTAAGTACGTTGATCGCACTCCGTTCGTTGCTGGTGCTGTTGGCGTAATTGAAGGTGCTTTCATTGTTGAGACACCTCGCGTTCCTTACGCAACAAATGGAACAACTAACGTTTACAAGGCAGTTATTGCCGGACGTGAAGCGCTTGCAGAAGCGCAAGGTCAAGATATCTCAACGATTATCGGACCTCAAATCGATGCTTTGCGTCGATACCACACAATCGGTTGGTACTACTTCGGCGGATGGTCACTCCTTCGTCAAGCAGCTATCTACCGTGTGGAGTCTGCTGCAACAAACGGCTAATAAATCCGTTTCGGTGGGAGGTGGGTCAAACCACCTCTCATCACTTAGAAAGGAAGTTATGGCACAAGTATTAGTTGGTTACTCAATCAACACACCTTGGGAGTACCAGACGTGGGGAGCAGGTCAACCTTGGCCTGATAAATACTCTCGTCTTGCTGGTAGGCCAATTACCGGTGGAACATCAACAGGAACTATCAACCCATTCCTAACTGATATTGCTCGTGGCAAAACTTTAATTATTAAAGATGGAGAAGTTGAAGAAACTTTATATCCGTATCAAAACACTTTAGCAGATGCTGACTACTATTTCCTCGGTGGTCACGTCTATAGTATTACAATAGCGCAAGGTCAGTTTATGGCATCTAAAGGCTATAGCGATTACTTAACACCAATTTATGAGGAGCAATGAGTAACTGTACATCAAGTTGTAAGACCCAAGATCACAAATCATACGGAGCTTGTATTAGATCCAATATGCCTATGATCTCTGGTGGTGCTACTCCATCTAGGACTGGAGCATCTCTTTCAGCAATTAAAAAAGATGAAAAAGAATTAACCTCTTATTACTCAGCTATAGCACAAGGTGTAGAACCTATATCAACTAAACAAAAAGATATTGACGCAGCACTTAAGTTCAGTAATGAAACAGGCGTTGCGTTCGATGGAAACAAAATCTAACAAGGAGAAACTATGAAAAAGATGAAATCATCTGGTGGCGCTATGTCCACTAACGATAGCGGATACCGCAAGGGAAGCGCTAAGGGAATTACTAAGTCAACAATGACTGTATCTCCTGCTAAGACCAAGGGTAATACTGCTAAGTTCGCTGGCGGTAAGAAGAAGGTAGGCAAATAATGTGTGCTAATTGCGGATGCGGTTACGTATCATATGACGATTTACAGACTGGTTCACCTGCTGGAAAAGTAGGCGGAGAGAACGAAGCAACTGAAGGTGGCGAAGCGTAATGGCTAAGAAAGCAATAAAAAAAGAAGCTAAAGTAATGGGTGAGTTCAAAAGAGGAACTCTACATTCTGGTAGCAAAAAAGGACCAGTAGTTAAATCCCGTAAACAAGCTATTGCTATTGCTTTATCTGAGGCCAAGAAGTCCAAGAAAAAATAATGTCATCAGGTAGCTACAAACGCCACGATGGATTTAATTCAATTCAGATTAAAGATGGTTTAATAGTTCGTCTTAATAAAAATGGATCTATTAGAGCAGTATTAGGAAAGTACGGTGAATATGGCAAGCAGTCCGGCGTGGCAACGCAAAGAAGGTAAGAACCCTAAAGGCGGACTTAACGCTAAGGGTAGAGCTTCAGCTAAAGCACAAGGCAGTAATTTAAAGCCACCAGTTAAGTCTGGTGATAATCCACGCAGAGCATCTTTCTTGGCTCGTATGGGAAATATGCCAGGACCTGAACGCAAACCAAATGGTGAACCTACAAGACTGTTGCTTTCTTTACAGGCTTGGGGAGCATCAAGCAAAGCAGATGCTAAGAAAAAAGCAGCAAGTATTTCTAAAAGAAATAAAGGTAAGAAATGAAAAAGAAAGCATTTTGGGATACAAAGAATCCTAAGAAAACATCTAAGAAATTATCACCAGCGCAGAAATCTAGCGCTAAAGCAAGAGCAAAGGCAGCAGGCAGACCTTATCCAAACTTAGTAGATAACGCTGCAGTATCTAAAAAATCTAAAAAGAAGTGAGGTAGATAGGTGTACTACGGTAATCCTGGTTCAACAGTAAATGCTGAGTTAAATCGTTTAGCCAACGGTGGCACCTATCCTCCCCGTCAAGATTTTAAAGACCAAGGTGGCGCTGCTCAGGCTTGGGCTGCTGCTAGAGGTGTATCCCTTGCTAGTGGTATCACTGATGTTGTTGGAGTTCTTAACCTTATTAATGGTGTAACAGATCGTTCAAAGTTTTTAGATTTAGCAGGAGTTTGTAATTCAATAGCTGGAACTGTTGGGTTAGAACCTTCTGCGTCCTTGGCGCAGGTGGCTTCTTGACGGCTGCCTATAACCTCATTTGCCCGCAGGCAACTACATTTACTTTTCAATTCCAAATCAACAATACTAATCCTAGTACTGGTACTCAAACACCTTGGAATTTAACAGGCTACACAGCAACTATGACAGTGCGTCCTTTTGCTGGATCAACCACGACAACACTACTAGCGACTACCGCTAATGGTCTTATAGTTTTAGATAATATTAATGGCAGAGCAACAGTTACATTTAGTAGCACAGCAACTAACATAGCCGCCAACTCTTATGTTTATGATTTTGTTTTAAATCAAGGCAGCGTAATAACTAGAATTTTAGAAGGTCAATTTATTGTGACTCCAGGGGTGACGGTATGAGCGATACAATCATAATAATTGAATCTGCCCAACCGCAGACCTCAGTAATTTTTTCAGCAGATCAAGGACCACAAGGCTTACCAGGAGTAACTGGACCTACTGGTCCTACCGGATCAACAGGATCGACAGGTCCTACAGGAAGCGGAGCAACAGGTGCAACAGGAAGCACAGGAGCTACGGGTTCAATTGGCAATACAGGTCCTACAGGAAGTACAGGACCTACCGGAAACACAGGTGGAACAGGCTCTACAGGACCCACTGGTCCTACAGGCGCAACAGGTTCTATCGGAAATACCGGAGCCACTGGATCTACAGGCTCTACAGGCCTAACAGGACCAACAGGTCCTACCGGCGCCACAGGCGCAACGGGTAGCATAGGCAATACAGGCACTACAGGCCCTACGGGAGCCACTGGTAGTACTGGTTTGACAGGTAGTACTGGCCCAACAGGTGCCACTGGTTCTACAGGCGTGGCTGGACCTACTGGTCCAACAGGTATTACAGGCTCAGTTGGCCCTACGGGTGCAACAGGAGCAACTGGTGATGGTTACTCAGGAGTAACTTCAACATCAACAATTACTATTGGTACAGGGTTAAAAACTTTTTCTTTAGTTGGTAGTTACGCTGGCGCTTACGTTACAGGTGCTCGTGCTAGAGCTATCCATACCGATACTCCAACTTATTATATGGAAGGTTATATCAACTATGTAGGTGGTGGCACCTTAATTCTTACAGTTGATGTAGCAGTTGGTAGCGGATCACATAATGCTTGGAACTTTAGTATTGCTGGCATACTTGGTGCTACAGGACCAACAGGTAGTACAGGTGCAACAGGTCCTACAGGAGCCACCGGATCAAGCATTACAGGCCCAACTGGAGCCACTGGTGCGGCTTCTACAGTTACAGGTCCAACTGGTGCCACAGGCGCCACAGGAACAAATGGAATTTTAGGTGGAACAGGAGCCACTGGCGCTACTGGTTCACAAGGTGTAACTGGTCCAACAGGAGCGACTGGCTCACAAGGAGTAACAGGTGCTACAGGTGCAACGGGAGCTACAGGCGCAGCATCAACTGTTGTTGGCCCCACAGGGGCAACTGGTTCTACCGGTCCAACAGGTGCTACAGGATCAACCCCAGCACTTTCAACAAACACTCCACAAGGATTAGGTACAGCAGCAGCAGGTAGCGGAACTAACGCATCCAAAGATGACCACGTTCACTCTAACGTTGTGGTGGCCCCATCCGCAGCAACAGTTGCTTTAGTTGCAAAAGCCGCAGTTTCACAAACTGCCAACCTTCTTGAATTACAAAACTCAAGTGGAACCGCCATAACATTCTTTAATTCATCTGGAGGACTAACAGCAACCGAAGGTGTTATTTCTACGTCATATTCAGGTGGAAAAATGACAACAGGAACTTTAGGATATTTAAACGCAACTACATTTAATCCAGCCGTAATCCCAGTTGTAGTTCGTGGCACTACCTCACAAACTGCTAATCTTCAACAATGGCAAAACTCCGCAGGAACTGCCCTTGCCTTTATAGACAAAGATGGAAACATTTTTACTTTAACTGCTGCTGCTGGTACTAATACTACTCAAGTAGCAACTACCGCTTTTGTTCAAACAGCATCGGCCAACACAGCAATTGCAACCTCTTTTATGCTAGGTGGGATGTAGACTAGAGCAATGAAAGTTGCTATTTATACTATTGCTTTAAACGAAGCTAAGCACGTCAAGAGATGGTATGAGTCAACCAAAGAAGCTGATTACCACGTTATAGCAGATACCGGTTCAACTGATGATACCGTTAAAATTGCTAAAGAACTTGGCATAGCAGTTCATACGATCTCTGTTAAACCTTTTAGGTTTGATGATGCTAGAAACGCAAGTCTTGCTTTAGTACCAGCCGATGCTAATTATTGTATCGCTATGGATATGGATGAGATTATGCGTCCAGGTTGGCGGCAAGAGTTAGAGAAGGCTTACGCTGAAGGTATAGAAAAACCTCGTTATAGATTTGTAACAGATTTTAATCCTGATGGAAGCATCAAGGCAGAGTTTGATGGATTTAGAATCCACACTAGAAACAATGTTAGATGGGTCTATCCAATTCACGAAGTACCGCAAGGGTATAACCGTGAAAAAGAAGAGACCGCTAAGATGTTTAATATTGAATCTTGGCACTTACCAGATGGTGAGAAGTCAAGAGGTAATTACTTACCTATGCTTGAGAACGCAGCAAAGGAAAACCCTGATAGTAGAAACTTATACTATTTAGGAAGAGAGTATTTCTACCACGAAAGATTTACTGAAGCATTAAATACCTTAAAGAAGTATTTAGAGATTAGCGTATTCACAGCAGAGCGAGGATTTGCTCTACGGATTATGGCTAAGTGTGATACCGCTAATGCTGAAGAGTATTTAATAAAGTCTACTGAAGAGTACCAAAGCAGAGAATCCGTCTTAGCCTTAGCTAACCATTACTACCATACTAAACAATGGAAAGAATGTAATAAGGTAGCAAAGATTGCTTTAACCAAAACTGAGAAAGCTACAGAGTTTATGGTTGAGGCTTGGGCTTGGACGCATATGGCAGATGATCTTATTGCAGTATCAGCTTGGAACTTAGAGCAATGGCAAGAGGCATATGAGTACGGTAAGAAGGCAGTAGAGATAACACCAACAGATGAAAGATTACAAACAAATTTAAAGTTCTACAAAGAAAAGGTGGGTAATGACAACACTTAGTCAATTGATCTCTGAGGTTAGATCAAATCTTGCAGGCTATACGCTGCGTCAAGATCGCATAACTAACCTAGCCAATGTTGGCGGCATTACTGCTACTGACCTGTCTATTAAAATTGGATCAGCAGAAAACCTTGCTAAAGGTGTTATTGAGATCGAAGATGAACTTCTTTGGATTACATCATTTGATAGAACTAACTTAATTCTTAACGCAATACCAGGATTTGGTAGAGGATACCAAGGAACTACCCCTGCTCCTCACCCTGAGAACGCTCAGATTACTATGACCCCTACCTTTCCTAGAACAACTATTAGACAAGCAATCAACGATACGATCAGTTCTTTCTATCCAAAATTGTTTGCTATCTATTCAACTACTTTTACCTTTAATGCAGCGCAAGTTACATACAATCTGCCAGATGATGCAAGAGATGTATTGTATATATCTTGGCAAACTGTTGGTCCATCTAAAGAGTGGCTACCAGTTAACAAGTGGCGTATTGATAAGATGGCTAACATACCAACATTTAATACATCAAAGACGGTGAACATTTATGACAAGATTATGCCTGGTCGTACAGTACAAGTCTACTATTCAGCTCTACCAAATAACCTCACTAATAGTACTGATAATTACACAACAGTTACGGGATTACCAGAATCCACAAGGGATGTTACTACTCTCGGTGCTGCGTACAGATTACTGTCTTATCTTGACACCGGTAGAATTAACCTTACCAGCGCTGAGGCAGATCTAGCCGACGCTAAGTTACCTTCAACATCTGGTGCTTCTGCATCTAAGTATGTCTTCGCTTTATACCAACAACGTCTACAAGAAGAGTCTGTTAAGTTGCAATCCCTGTTCCCGATCAGAACTCACTACTCCAAGTAAGGAAGAAAAATGGCAAGAGTATATTCCTCAACCAGCGTAGCAACTACTCTGGCTACTGCTTTGACCAGTATAGGTACCAGTATGGTTGTTACCTCTGGCGGTGGAGCACCACTAATCCAAGGATCAGGCTTTACTAATGGTGACATATTTACTATTGCCATTGATCCTGATACCCAAACTGAAGAGATTTGTTATGTCACCGCTAACTCCGGTGATACCTTTACAATTTCCAGAGGTCAAGCTGGTACTGGTACGGCAGGAGTATCCGGTGTAGCACACGCAAGCGGCGCAACGGTAAGACACGTACTTACTAGTTCTGATTTAGTTTATTTTAGAGATGGTGTAACTACCGCTAACGCGGCAATACCTGCATCTACCTTAACTACAAAAGGTGATCTATTAACTCGCACTTCAGCTACTTTAGCAAGATTAGGCGTAGGTAATAATGGTGAGTATTTACAAGCAGACAGCACACAGACTGCTGGCCTTAAATGGGCAACAGTAGATGCACTACCTTCACAAACTGGTAATAGTGGTAAATACCTTACTACCAATGGAACTGCAGCATCTTGGGCAGTAATAACAACAGATCCAAACCCAGCAGTATTTATGCTAATGGGTGCATAACAACCAACAACTAAGGAGAAAAAATGGCAACCGCTTATAAGGTGTTGGGACAAAGCAACCCAGCAGCAACAACAGCAACAACGCTATACACAGTACCAGCATCAACATCAACAGTAGTATCAACAGTAGTGATCTGTAATCAGGCCGCAACTGCTGCTACATTCCGTTTATCAGTACGCCCTGCAGGTGCTGCACAAACTAATGCTATGTATCTAGCTTATGACGTAACAGTCGGAGCATCTGATTCAACAGCATTAACACTAGGTATTACAATGGCCACAACAGATGTACTAACTGTTTACGGCTCAACTGCTACACTTTCATTCACTGCTTTCGGAAGCGAGATTTCTTAAACTATGGCTGTTTCCCGCGTAAAAACTTCTTCTATACTTCAGGGTTTTCCCAAGAGTAGGTCTTTGCTTGCGGGAAATGCTGCCTATATTCCAGGTGTATTTGTTAACTACCTTGTTGTTGCAGGTGGTGGTTCAGGTGGTTCCAATCTTGGTGGTGGCGGTGGTGCAGGCGGACTTCGTTCAACAGTTACTGCAACTGGTGGTGGTGGTACTTTAGAATCTGCTTTACTTGCAAACTTCTCTACTAATTACACAGTTACAGTCGGCGCAGGCGCTCCAAGTGTGTATGTTGCAATGGGTGAAAGTGGTAGTAACTCTGTGTTTGCAACTATCACATCAACAGGCGGCGGTGGTGGTGGTAGTGCTTATGGTAATGGTTTAACAGGTGGTTCTGGCGGAGGGCGTGGTGGTTCAGGCTCTGGCAATGGTGGAAACGGAACAGCAAACCAAGGTTTTAGAGGTGGCGCTAACCAAAGCGGTGTAGGCGGCGGTGGCGGAGGCGCAGGCGCAGTTGGCGGAGATGGCATACAAGGTGGAGTTAATCTTTACACTGGTGGTGCTGGTGGCGCTGGTGTATCAGTTTCTATGGTAACTGGAACTCCTGTAACAAGAGCAGGTGGCGGTGGTGGTTACTCAACAAATGTTGTCGGAGCAGGTGGTGCTGGTGGCGGTGGTGCTGGTTCTAATTCTGGTAATAATGGAGTTGATGGAACAGCAAACACAGGCGGTGGCGGTGGCGGTGCTAAATTTGACGAGGGTGGAAGTTCTGGCGCAGGTGGTTCTGGAATTGTAATTCTTCGCTACTCAAGTTCAAATACTATAACTATTGGTGCTGGATTAACTGGCACAACTGCAACAGATGGAAGTTTTAAAGTTACAACAATCACAGCAGGCACAGGAAATGTGAGTTGGGTATAATGGCACATTACGCTTTCTTAGATAATAACAATGTAGTAACTGAAGTTATTACTGGTATTGATGAAACCGAGTTAATAGAAGGTCTAGATACTGAAACTTGGTATGGAAACTTTAGAGGTCAAGTTTGTAAAAGAACCTCTTACAATAATAATATCCGCAAGAACTATGCAGGTATAGGTTATACATACGATTCAGCTAAAGATGCTTTTATTTTACCAAAAAGTAACTGTCATCCAGAGGAAACTCTTGATGAGGCAACTTGCCGTTGGGTATGCACAAACGAAGAACACGAGGTGGTAATAGATGGCAATAACTAGTATAAAGACAGGCTCATCATTTACAAACCTGACCAAGTACGACAGTTTTCTTGCGGGGAATAGTGCCTTTATTCCAAACTCATACGAATCTATTGCTACTAGCACCGTTGGTGCTGGTGGTGTTGCATCTGTAACATTTAGTTCAATACCTTCTACATACACGCACTTACAAATTAGGGCAATTATGCGAGATGCTCGCGCCGCCACGCAAGATTCTTTTAACATCAATATGAACAATGATACTGGATCAAATTACGGTTATGGCTATCACGAAATATATGGCGATGGTTCAACAGTGGCAGCATATACGGCTACTGCTTCTCAAACTCGTATGAGTTTTGACAGAATTGCTGGCAATACAGCAAGCGCAAATATGTTTGGTGCTTTTATTGTTGATATTTTAGACTACAAAGATACCAATAAATATAAAACTGCTAGATTTTTAAGTGGCGTAGATTTATATGGTTCAGGGGCAATAGCCTTTGGTTCTGGTCTATGGTTAAGTACTGCTGCAATTAACAGAATTGATATTGCTGGTGCTAATGGAAATATATCTCAATACTCATCTATTGCCCTATACGGAATTAAGGGGTCATAATGGCAAGTACTTATGAAAAAATAGCAACAACTACTGTATCTGCTGTATCTTCAGTTACTTTTAGTAGCATACCAGCCACCTATACAGATTTAATTTTAGTAGGTGTAGGAAGTTCAAGTTCATCAGGCACTTTATATATGCAATTTAACTCAGTAACTAGTAATCAATATTCTTATATAAGCCTTTATGGAAATGGTTCCGCTACTGGTTCAGGAAAAACTGCAGCAGGTTCGGCAACCGCTTTTGGATATTTTGGTTTTTATGGAACTGGTCAAAATAATTTTATTTGTAATATACAAAATTATGCAAATACTAATACTTTCAAAACTACTATTTCTAGAAGTAACGACACAGTTACTTATGTAGCAACGACAGCGATGTTATGGCAAAACACAGCAGCAATTAATAATATTTTAATTGCACTTAACTCTGGAACATTTACAGGAACTCTTTCACTTTATGGAATTAAGGCGGCATAATGGCTAATACATATACTTTAATTTCTAGTGTTACGGTTGGTAGTGGTGGTGCGGCTAGTATTGATTTCACTTCTATTCCTGCTACATATACAGATTTAGTAATAAAAGTATCTGCACGAAGCGATTACGCGTCTGTAAATGATGCAGTAGCGATGAAGTTAAATGGTTCTACTGCTAATATGACAACAAAACAATTATACGGTACTGGTTCTGCCGCAGGAAGCGGATCAGATACAATTAACAAGGCAGGTTATTCTGCTGGTGCAAACGATACTTCAAATGTCTTTGGCAATGTAGAGTTTTATATTCCTAATTACGCATCATCAAATTACAAGTCAAGTTCAGGTGATGGAGTAAATGAATATAACGGAACAGGCGCGTTTTTGGAATTAAACGCAAACCTATGGTCAAATACTGCTGCTATCACTTCTATAAGTCTTTACAGTCCTAATGGTGGTGGAAGTGTGAAGTTTGTTCAATATACAACCGCTTACCTATATGGAATATCTAACGCATAAGGAGAAATGATGACTAATAAAATAATCGTAGATTGCTCAACAGGTGAGGTGCAAGAGATTGCATTAACCGCTGAGGAGATCGCAGAGCGTGAGGCTATGGCTGCAGAGTATGCAGCACAGAAGGCTCAAGAAGAAGCAGAAAAAGTAGCTAATGCTGCTGCTAAAGAATCTGCTAACGCAAAACTTGCAGCACTTGGTTTAACTGCAGAAGAAATCGCAGCACTAACTAAATAATATTTCCTCCTGAGCACCGAGGTTAAAAGGCTTACTTTTTTATGTCCAAAATCTAAGGAGAGCTAATGGCTTATGGCGATGATATTACCGAGGCAATTCCGTATAACCTCTCGAACCCTCCAGTTAATTCATCATATAGCGGATCAACCGTTGCCTACGATATTGCTATTGGCGGACAACCATTCTTTCTAGAGACAAGTGATGAGTCACCATACCGCAGAGTAACAGCGCAGTATCGCAAGCAACAGCTAGATACAACCAGAGAACCTGGTGAGCAGACTCTTACCGGTTGGTGGATCCGTTCGCAATCAACATTCCATTTAGGTCAAGGCATTAAGTTCTTTGAACCAGCACAAGATGAAGGACTTCGTTTCCAATACAAATATTCTAAAGGTTGTGACATCTGGAGTAAGGGTCAAGTAACCCTACTTAAAGATGTTACCTCTAGTAATACAACCACTGGAACTATTAACACTAACCTGCGCCCATATCAATACGCTAGATCTATTCGCTGGTCTAGTATTGATGGCATCCTACTTCACGATGATTACACTATTCGTAAGATTTCAGTTGGCGGAACTGCTACAGCTTTCCAGACCAATGTGTCTGGTACTGATTCAACTATATTCTCAGTCTGTGATGATGGCGTCTACGCCTATTGGATAACCAACGCAACTCTTGGTGGCAACTTATCACTTTATAAGAAGTTATTAACTGCTGATACAAGCACAGCAGCTACACTTATGTTTACCACTATTGGTACTACTGTTACTAATGCAGTTATTGAGTTTACTAAAGAGCGTCTTGTTGCTGCTATCAATAACAAGGTATATGAAATTGCTACAACCGCTTCAGTATTACCTAGCCCAGTTTATACACATCCTAATCCAAACATAATTTTTACCTCTATCACCTCATCAGGTGCTGCTATCTATCTTGCTGCCTATAGCGGTATCCAATCTAATATCTTAAAATTCACCCTAGAAACTACCGGTGCTATGCCTACATTAAGTAGCGCTATCACTGCTGCTGAATTACCAGTAGGTGAAAAAGTATTTAGAGTTGCTTATTACCTAGGTTATGTGGCTATTGGAACCTCTAAAGGTTTGCGTATAGCAAGCGTATCCGATGCTAATGGCTCCCTTGCCTATGGCCCTTTGTTATTTGAATCAGAGCAGGCTGTTTACGATGTAGCGTTTAGAGATAGATATCTTTGGTGTACCACCAATGTTGACGGTAACCCTGGCATAACCAGAGTAGATCTAGGTCAACAGGTGGGAACTAACTTAGTCTTTGCCTACGCTTGGGATCTATATAAGCCTGGTGTTACAGGTCGCTTGACTACCGCCTGTGCCTTTAACGGTAACACTACTCAATTAACTTTTACAACTAACTATGTGGCTACTGCTGGCGCTGTCTATATTGAATCAGCTACTACTTTGGTACCTACTGCTACCTTAGAGACTGGCTTTATCCGTTACAACACTTTAGAGAATAAGATCTTTAAAACTTTAACACCACGTTTTGATACTACTAATGGTGGTATAACTATCTACTCAGTTCAATATGATAATACTGAGATTACTTTAGGTTCTTTTCCGCAAGGCTCAAGCCTTGATGTAATTGGCGTTGCCTACCCTGCCACACCTCAACAGTATTTAGGCTTTAAGTTTGATTTTAGTAGAGATGTAGATGATTCTACTTTGGGTCCTACCTTTACTGGATACCAGGTCAATACACTTCCATCTATCCCACGTCAGCGTATGATTCAGTACCCTGCTATGTGCTATGACTTTGAAATGGATAAGTTTAATAACCAAGCTGGCTATGACGGTGCTGCCTATGCACGTCAACAAGTGCTAGAGCAAATAGAAGATATTGGAGATACTGTATTGATACAAGATTTCCGAACCGGTGAATCCTACCTAGGGCTAATCGAAGAGCAAGACTTTATTAACAAGACACCTACTGACAAGCGCTATTCCGGTTACGGCGGAGTGCTTCTTATTACCATCCGAAAGGTATAACGCAAATGTCTATCGCTGACTGGGCAACCACCATATCAGGCTTTTTAGCCGTAGCAGTATTTCTTGGAGCAAGTGTTAGATATTTGATTAAGAATTACTTATCAGAGTTAAAACCTGATGGTAATGGTGGCCACAATTTAGAAGGAAGAGTTGCCCGTATTGAGCAGCGAGTAGATGACATCTATAAGATGTTAGCGGAGCGGTAATGACAGAGGTAGTTAAAAAGGCACAGCCTGCTTGCACAGCATTATTAAAACAAGCTACTGTTAAGTGGCCTAAAAGAAGTAAGAAAAGCGATGGACTATTACCATCTGCAGCTCATATAAAACAAAGTCCTAACTCAGATCACAACACTGGGTATGGCGTAGATTTAACCCACGATCCGGTCAACGGACCAGATTGTTCTGTCTTGTTTAAGACATTTAGAGATGACCCTAGGGTTAAGTATCTAATCCATAACGGAAAGATATGGTCAAAGGAAAAGGGTGAAAACCCTTACAAGGGTGTGAATCCCCATAAGCACCACCTTCACGTCTCTGTAAAAGACGGGATGGGTGCTGACACATCACTTTGGTTTAAGGAGGAAAAGTGAAAGATCTATTAACTAAATTAAAGAGCAAAGAATTTAAATGTATGGCTAAGTCTTATGGTCGTGCAGTTCTTGCTTCAGCAGTAACTATGGGTGTATCTCTGGCAGCAGATGTAGCACCACAGTACGCAATTCTAATCGGTTCAATCGCAGCCCCTGCAGTTAAGTGGGCTGATAAGGCAGAGAAAGAGTTTGGTCGTAAGTAACTTTTAGTTCACTGCGAGGTAAGACAGAGGGGCGCTTAACGGCGCCCTTCTTTTTTTGTGCCTACATTTTGTCAGCAGGACAAGGAACACACACCAGGTTACCGCAGTTAGCACAGGTTGCGTCTAAGTAATACCAACAGATCTCATAATCATCAAATTGAACCAGCACAGTGAACAGACTTGAACCGCAAGGACAGGTATGAAGAGGTCCTAATGAACGAAGATCAGAACCAAATTTAGATGGGAGTTTTTCTTTGTTTTTTCGCAGCGTTGGTAGACGGAACACCCAGTATCCTTACTCATCACAGCCCGTAAGGGCTGGTGTTTTTATTCGCTGACGCTCATATTATAAT